TTCTACGGTCAGGACGTTCACAGTTTCTTCGAGATTCTGTATTGTACTGGCCTGCTGCGCTGTCCACCAGATGAAACCGCCAATTTGTGCGATTACCACACCTACAACAGCAATGCTGACTTTTGGCAGTTTATCGGACATGGTTATTTACCACTACTACCAGAGGTCTTTTTCTTTTTACCCAGCTTACCAATTGCCTTTCTTGCAGCCGCTGCCCCACGAGCCGCCGCTACTAGACTGCCCGCTCCAGAGCCTTTTGTTGCTCTGCTCATCGAAGCGCCAAGACTAGCGCCCGCTACTCCAGCCAATAAGTCTTTGTAATATTTCATATCTGTAGCCATTACTATCTCCTCATTTTAAGTAATTCACGCTGCATTGCAGAATCTATGCGCTTGTCTGTCTGACGTTCCTGTGAAGCCAACCGCTTCTCGAATTGATCGGACCGCATTGCTTGATTCTGTGCATCCAACTGCAACTTCGCCTGATCCAACTGATCGTCCGCCGCTGCTTCCTGCGCTCGTTGCTGTAACTCTGCCTCTTTGAGCTTGACCAACGGATCGGGCCCCTGACCAGATACCTGCTGTGACAACTGCTTGACCTGCTGCATACCGTCGGCAATAAACTGAGCAACCAACTGCTCCATCTGCAACTGCATCTGGGCCTCGTCCATACCCTGCCCTTGTTGGGACATCTGAACCATAGCCTGCTCCTGCGCTGCCAACTTTACATGCTCCATAACGTGCTTCTGTAAATCCATCGCAACCTTTGGAATCTGTGCAACCAAAGGCGTAGAACCAAAAACCAAGTGCGAAATAATATGAGCCTGATGATTTTGACCCTCAAAAGCTGTTAACGGTAACATATCCATAGCCGCAATGTTTTCTGACGCGGGGTCCACGGGCTGTGGCTCTTCAGTCGGTGGCGATTTGAGTATGCGATCAACGTCCGTAACGCCCATCGCCTCGTACATATCCCTGAATACCTCGCCCATATTGTGCAGTTCTGGTGCCTGTGTAGCCAATTGTAACTTGGTTTGCGCCAAAACTATGCGCTGAGACTGACTAAATACGTTGGGATTGCTAACAGGTACAACATCTACCCGATCATCAAAGTCCTCGCGCATTATTGTTTCGTCTCCGCCCGCTACAGAGTAAGGATATTGCTGTGGCAGGCTTTCCGACATTACCCGCGCCAAAATCTTGAATTCCTGACGCATCGCGTAATGCAATCTCTTATGAACTGCGCTCATGACCCGTGAGCCTTGTTCCATCATTGCTATTGTTGTGCCGACAGCCGCGGACTGATTGCCGTCACCAACCTTTAAATCCGTTATAGTCGCGAACCGCTGACCAGCCTGAACAACAAAACCCAATAAATTAAATAATGTCTGGTCGGGCCCCTTAAAAGGCAGCGGCATGAGGCTATCCCGGATAGCCCCACCGGGTGCGTCAACGTCGCGAAACTCACCCGGCTGCAAAGGATCGTCGTCGTCTCTGATCCGTAGTCCGCGGGCCTTGAAACCCGCTGGGAGGTTGGACAACGTACCAGCGTCGATCAACTGTCGCAGCGCCGCCGTGGCGGTTCGGGAGAGCCCGCCAATCGTGTGAATCAAACCCAATCCATAAAAACCAAAGCCCGGTAAGAACTTATAGTGCGTAAAGTACTGGATCTTCTTCCTCTGTTCGTCATCCTCTAAATAATTACGACGTATCGACAAAACCTGACCATTGTCCAAAGATAACGTCACAATGTACGGTATCTTAATACCTGTAGGCTCTCCATCGTCGTCCTCGTCTTCATAACCCTCCAAGTCTAAATCGACATGACATTCCAAAATTGTACAGTCATAATCTATCTGGTTAGGCTCCATACCCGTGATGCCTTCCAGTTCGCTCTCTACCTCACTCAACTCTTTCTGTGCAGGTATAACGTCTATATCTAAATAAAAACCACTGATCTGACGCTTGCGTAAATCATTCAATGACATACGAATAACCTGCGTAATATTTGGGCAAGTTTCTAAATCTGATGTTTCATACGGTACGACCAAGTTTTCAGCAGGGACAAACTTACTTACCGCACGGTCCAAAGTCTCATCAAAATAAGTCTTCTTAAACGTAGAACCAGCCAATGGTAAATAAAACAACATCTGATCCATGTCAGGCGTATATTCTTCCATGACGTTGGATATATAATAATTCATAAAATGCTGAACGCGCTGCGATTGATCGTACTTGGCCCGCGTTTCCTTGCCCATAACTACAGTACGCACGGGCCCCGAAGCCGGTAACAATTCGTTAAATGCCTGCGCCTGAAACTGCGTTGCAGCTTCCGCCAACAACGGATGAGTCACGCCGGAGGCTCCACGAAACGGCTGCGTCCGCTCGTCGTATGTAAAACCCAACAACTCCAAACCATTAGAATAAGCGTCTTCCCATTCTGCACGACTCGCCTTGTTGGCATCATATTCTTCCAAAAGTTCTGACGCTACCCGCGCACATTCACGATCCGGCATGTTTTCAGCCAAATTGGCATAAAACCCGTCGTCCACGCCCTTCTCGTCCTGTGGCTCAAAATCAACCTCAACGCCGCCATCTTCAGTTTCAGATATTTCTATCTCGCCAACATTCTCTCCAACAATATTGGCCTCAACGACATTCTGACTGTCCGGTAACTCAATCTCCAACTCCGCACGTAAGTCTTCTTCGTCCAATTGAGACGGAACATTCCGGTCCATCATCCCAGCTACTGGTTCTCTAGCCATAGGTATCTCCTAATAATATGCCCTCACTCTAGCACTGTTTTCATCATCTTGCCAATCATCTGTTGGTAATTGTACAAAATTACCCTGACGATACCGCATCAAAGCCTGTGTCATACTATCCACAAGGTCGTCATGCTCACCATTTGGAAAGGCCGCAACCTCCTCTATCATCTCGTCCGCAAACGTCTCATCAGGAGCCCAAACCATGCCAGCCTCAAATAATGGCGACACACTGTGAACCCTCGTTACCTTATCATTACCACGACTCGGTGTAAAATTCACCACCGGAATCCCCATGTTACGCAACTCATGTGTCAACGGCATACCACTCGCCTTTGCCTCCACAATGACGGTGTCGGGGTCCCAGAACTGAAACTCGTCAAACGCCATCTGCTTCAATTCAGGAAAATCCCATCTACCCTTCTTACTGTCAAGTAATATCAAGTTCGGACCACTTCCACCCTCGTTAGGATAAAAAACACCCCAAGTCGTAATAGCCGAATAATCCGCAGTCTCCCGCTTACTAAAAGCCGTATCGTAACTCTGTATCACATACTCCAACTGCGGAACCGTCTGCCTGTCCCACCTGCGCCACCACTCGCGCTTAATAATCGCATTCTCCTCACCAGTAGGATTTTGCTGATACTGCGCGTTCCACTTGCTCGGAGGTATAGAAGCGCGGACCGCGGTCAAATCATCAAGACTCCAAAACTCAGGCCAACACGGAGTCCCATCCTCAAATATTGCCGGTAACTCCACAACTTCCCACTGATCCGCTAACTCATCTTTAGCCATAGCCCTTAAAAGTTGCCCCGTCATATCCTTCTCTGACCAACGCGTCTGAACCAAAACTATACTCCCACCCGGCTGTAAACGCTGCCGAGGGCCCCCAGTATACCAATCCCAAGCATCATCAAAACCACTACTGCTCATCGCAGTCTGCTCCGAATGCGGGTCATCAATAATCACCAAGTCACCACCACGACCAGCCAAGTTCGATCCAACGCCAACCGCATAATACATCCCACCTTTGTTCGTGTCCCACCGGCCAGATGCTTTACTGTCCGCCGCTAACTTGACCTCCGGAAAGATTTCTTTGAACTCGTCACTCTCCAACAAGTTCTTTGTCTTCCGTCCAAAGTTTACCGCCAACTCCGTCGTGTGCGTCGCCTGAATGATCTTCATGTTCGGCTTCTGGCCCATCATCCACGCAGGAAACAAAAAAGATGCAAACTCAGACTTCGTGTGCCTCGGTGCCATGTTGATGATTAAACGCTTTAACTCGCCCTTGGCTACCCGCTCAAGCTTCTCGGCAATGATGTGATGATGCCGTCCTGCAATGAAGTCGGGCCAAACGGTTTTTACAAATGTTAAAAAATTATTTTGGCATCTTTCATTCTTCTCAAGCTGCGCTAAACGCAGTTCAAGTTTCAGTCTTTTTTCTTCCAAAGATGGGTTCATAGCTACGTTCATAGGGGCCCCTGAAAAAGTATCTTATTTTATGCGACTATACGCGTTTTTATACAATAGTGAAGCTCATATCAAATAACTGGTAAATATTTGCGAGAAACATGGCCCTAGCCTACGATAGTAAACGCCCGCCCCGTAGCGCGTGGAAATCGTTTTTTGAGCAATGGTTCGCGGACATTTGACCCGATATTGGAAGGGACCCGACGCGTTTATTTCGGTAGCTGGTCCGCGATCCGGTGCCCGCGAAACTTTTACCAGTTCACGCGATCCGCGGCACCATGGCCGGAAAACTGGCCGGCGATCCACCGGCAACGAAAATCGAACCGGCAGCCGCGGCCCGCGGTCCCGTACGTTTGGAGCTCGGCCCAAAGGGCAAGGGCCGGCAAGTTTAACTGTCAAACACTGGAAATAAAAAAGGCGGCCATTAGGGCCGCCTATGCGCGTTATGAGTGCGTTTTATATTTTGGATGATCCGGCCAAAAATTGCGAGTATTAAAATTGAATTCCGCCGGTAAAATACATTTATCAAAAAAACATTTTAAAGCTTCGTCGTATGTTTGAAAGTAATTGCCCCAGTTCCAATTTTTTTTCGCGTCCTTATTCCAGTGCGCCACAACATAAGGATGTAAGCTGTTATCGTTACGACGCACCAAAACAGCATAATCACCACTTATACGCCCCTTCCATGGGGCCTTAGCCAAAACGGGATAATCATTTAAAAAATCTAAAGTAAGCATTATGAACGGCCCCCAAAACAATCGGGACATTTTTCCCGCTCATTTTCTGAAATATATTTCGCGTAATTATTACCCAACATAGGCTTGCCGCAAATCGTTTGACCATTGCCGCCGGATAAATGCCACTGGCCCAGTTTTTTGACCCATGCGAAACGATCGTCAACGGATTTTAAATATGCTTCCGTTTCATAAGGCAAAACGGCTTTTAACATTTTGTAGTTCATTTTGTTTTTTCCTTCGTAGTTGTTTAAACGCGGCAACCATTGCCGCAATAAGAGTTAAATCAAATTTATGCGATAAAGTAAAGCTTAATGAAAAAAGCGGCCACTGGGGCCGCTCTTGTTTGTTCTATTGATCGTTTAATTATCGGAAATTTAATTCGTCGTGTATATGCATAAGAGCGCGTTTATATCCAAAGGCTATTAATAATAAAGTTGAATAAATGGACATATCGCCGTTTGGATGTTCTAACCAAATTTTACGCACATAATCATTTTCTTTTTTAGTCATTTTAAAATCGCCAAAAACGCCCGACGTTTTTAAAATTTCCCTTGCCCGTTCTTTAGTCATTAATCCGCCCCTATATCGCCGGCCACATGATGCCGGATAATTGCACGAACTGGAAGCGATTTAACAAAACGTAAAAGCTTTTCGCCGTCGGTTTCGTCGGGTTGCTCACTGGCCGCGGTATCGTTCCACCAAATGCGACAATTCCCTTGCGCCCCATAACACCCGCCTTGCTCGGTTTTACTGGCCGCTTTTCTTTTGTTTGGACCATGCGCGGAAAAACCAATTATAAATTTTCGGTCCATACGCGCACAAAGTGGTTCGCCATTGCCGCAATCGTTACAGCTCATATTACGATATTCGGCGGGGCATCGAATAACTGGGACAGTCGATTTCCAAACGTCGGAAGTAACTTGAATAGATTTTTCGTTTTTCCACCTATTTTCATTTACGACGGTAACCGTCGGAACATTACAAGCAAAACTTTTTAACGCGTCGGGCATATTGTCCGCGCTGTAATTTATAACAGTTTTACCGACGGCCCGCGCCCTATCAATCCACAAGTTAAAATCAAAATGCGAGTAAGTGAAAGAAAAACCTTTTTTAGGTTTTGCATTTAGTAGCGCGTCAAAATATTCATTATCGACGTTTTCCGCGCCCTTGCCGCTATCGTTTAAATTACAGCTAGCGGGGCATGTTCCAAACATAGCGCCCTTACCGGCCCTATATGTTACAGCTATTCCAGCGGTTTTTTTTGCCCGCGACATTTCAACCGTTCTAAGCATGGTAAAAAATCCCGATAATAGAATTGTAAATACGCGGCCGTTTAAAGAAAAAGTCGGTTGTTATTTCATCCGGCAAAATTTCGGTTTCGTTTTCATTATCTAACGTTTCAAAAATATGCTCTAATTTATCAAATTTATTAGCCTTAATATTTGCAAGGTCCGTTTCGTTAAAATCTAAAGCCACAATAAAGGCCCTCCGTAGTTGTTAAAGTTTAACGCCGCTTGCCCGCGGCAATTACCCTTAAATACTAAATATGCGATAAAGTAAAGGAAATAAAAAAAGGCCCGCACAATGGCGGGCCAGTTGGTAGGAAAAAATAAGCGGTTATTTAGGCCGCAATACGGTTCCAGTCACGATCATTAAGATTTAAAAGTTTTCCGCCGCGCTGCTGCCACATATCGACGTCGTCCGCGTCGCAATTATTAGCAACGGCGGTTATCGCATTAACCATGGTTGCGCGGGTAATATCTTTCCCTTGCTCATAACCGCTTTGTCCCATGGTAGCGATTAAACCGTTCAAGATATCGGTATTTTCTTTTTTGGTAAGTTTAAGAACGGTTCCGACGCGTTCCGGAATTTCGTGAAAATCGCCCTCGATAACGTCGCTATGCGCGGACCTCATTTTGTCTAATACTTCGTCAAATAATTCACGGCTTATGTAAGCTTTTACTAGATCCCGCAATTTTAATCCTAACGCACGATTATCCGCGCCTTTAGCTTCGTCGGATAGCAACCCATAGTCGGCGCTATCCCTTGCACTGGTGATATGGCTAGAGCGGTTTCGGTTTTCTGTTTGCATTCCATTAGTGCAAGCTAACGTCCAGAATAATTGATAAACTTGAACACTTCCCGCGCCAACTTCAGAATTACTTAAACCGAGGCCGTTTGCCATTAGATCACCTTTTGCCGCTTCGCCCGTTTGGATTTCACTTTTAAAGCGGATATACAGACGTTTGTCGGTAACAGTGCCATTAACAATTTTTAACATTGCTTCACTTTTTTCTAGCGGTTCCAGAATTGCTTTTAACAAATCGATATTGTCAAAAGTTTTAAACTTATCCGAAACAAAGGCCCGCATTATACCGCTTATTTCGCTTTCGTCTAAAAAAGTTCTAATCATGCGATTAGTGGAATTTTTTTGAAAAAGAGCATTTGTAACAGCGTCGAATTCAGTAGGTACTTCGTTTTGTAAACGTCTGGCCGTTCTAGTGTCTATTTCCAAATGCTGTGCAATTTGTCCAAAGGCGTGTTCATTTACGTTTAAAAACCTAGTTGGTTCTCCCTTAAAAGCCTCTAAAACAATTTGTGGTTTTCCCTCGTCGGTAGTTATTTTTTGCAAATTATTAGTTGACCATAAAAAGTCAGCACTGCGATTATCCTGCTCTTGAACCTTTT